CGCACCTTGTCCTGACCGTAAGGCTCGAAGAACAGCCCCATCAGCTGCCCGCGGGAGACGGCCAGCGCAATCTCCCGGCCACCGCGACGGATCAGGTCGAATACCTTTTGGTTATAGTCTTTCACGCCGCCCATCGCGCGGGCGTGCTTGAGGTGGCTGTCCAGATTCCAGCGATCCCAGCGCGCCAGGCGCGCCCGCTCGACGATCCTCTCCAGATCCTTGCGCGTCACCGTCTCGCGCTGCAAGGTCAAAAGCCGCCAGCGCTCGACGTCATCGCCTTCACCGGTCAGCGCATCCGGCGGCTTGCCCAGATACGCCACCGTCACCGTCCGGCAGCGGAAATGATACGGCGGCAGCCCGACATTATTTGGAATCTCCTTGCCGAAAGCCTGCCCCGCCTCCCACATCGGCCAGGCCGCGCGTGCCGCATCCAGATGCCCACGGCCCGCCGCCTCCAGATACTTGTCCCGCTGCGCCTGAATCGTGCGCAAAGGAATCAGCCGCCCATGCAGGGACCGGCACATGGGCGTGGTGCGCTCATCCATCCGGGCGCGCACCTGCACCCACTGAATGCCCGCCTGCTCGTATCCGGCAATGCGCCCCATCTCCCGCGTCTTGATCGCCGCCGTATCGGCCGCAAGCTCCCAGTAACGCATCCCGGCCTCATGCACCCCGGCCATCGCCTCGCGCATCCACTCGGCGAGCTTCTCATACGTCTGGCCCTCCTCGAAAAACCGCGTCACCGCATCCGAGAGCTTCTTCCGGGTAAACGCATCCCAGTGGTGCGCCACCCAGTACAGATCGCCGCGCTGGGCAAGCTTCAATGCCTCCTTATCCTTCAGCCCGAAGCGGTAATCGACGCCAGCGCTCTTCGCCGCCTCGCGCGCGCCGACGAGCCAGGCCGCCTCCGAGAGATTCACCACCGGCCCTTCCACCATGCGCCGCATCTGCCCCGGCCCCACTTCCTCCTCGAAGGCCGCCAGCACCCTAGCTTCCATCTCGCGGGTGAAGGCCTCCGGACCGATCGCTTCAACCTCGTCCAAAAGCCGTTTGACCGCGTTTTGATGCCCCAGCGACCACGCCCGCGTGAAAGCCGCTTTCAAGGCCGCGACCACCCGCTCGAAGGCCGCCGCGTCCTTCAAAACCGCCTCGATCAACGCCTCACGTCTCATCCAGGAGATCCTCTCTGCCCGTCTCGCCGAGCCGCCACACCTCCCGCCGGTCCCACTCCTCGAACGTGCGCCAGCGCGCCCCGCACGCATGGCACACCCGCCAGCGCTTGACGAGCCCGGCCGAGACGAGATCGTCCGCCGCCATGGCCTCCGTGCCATAGACGCCGATCTTGTCCGACCCGCACAACGGGCAGCGCATCAGCCAGCGCGCCCCATCGAGGCCGCCGCAAGCCCGGCCGATACATCGACCAGCCGGTAGGCATACCGGCCCACACCCTGACAGCACGTCTCGATCGCGACGCCATTGGCGCGCAGCTCGGCAATGCAGCTATTGACTGCGCACACCTCGGCCTCGACGATCAGCTCGCGCGTCGTGTGCCACTGTCCGTCCATGAGCGCCCACAACACCCGCTGCAGGCGCGGGCTCGTCTCCAGTCTAGCCGCGCGCATCCTTCCGCCTCCTGTGATACTCCAGCGCCGCCACCACATCGCGCAGCACCGGTGCCGGCACCCACTCGATCCGCTCCACCGCATGCCCCAGCATCTGCTTGATGACCCCCAGCGGATAGGCCGGAAACGGCAGCGCCTGCGCATGGCACTGCGCCGCAATCTTGCGGATGAGCGGCGCGCGCTCATCAACAGCCTTGACGGGCGGCCCCGGCAGCCGCACGCTCGCGCCATGCCGCTGCCAGTAGCGGATCACCGCCCGCAAGGCCGCCGCATCCATCTGCGCGCATGAATCCACCCCGGTAATCTTGCGCTGCACCGCCCGGCGCGTCTCATCATCCGCGCCGGCCTGCTTCGCCGCGAGATGCGCCAGCGCGATGAGCAGATGGCGGCGGTCAGTGGGCAACTTCGTCTGCGCCATGGTCTTTCGCCAGCACCTGGGTGGCAAGCCAGGCAGGATGACCGCTTCCGTACACGGCGATCTCCCGCAGGACGAGTTCATAGGCCGCCAGCCGCGCGATGAGGCGCGCGACCCACCGCGCGTCGCGTTCGGTGGTCATGCCCTTCTCGATGCGCTCGATCACGTCCACGGCCTGCCCTCCATCCAGTCATACAGCCGGCGCGCGATCTCCGGCAGATCGTGCTTCGCGGCGATCCCGCCCCCTGGCAGGGCATACACGCCTGGCACGGGCAAAAGCACGTGATCTCCGTTGATGGCTTTCCTCCTCGTCCTGCAGTAGGGCACGAACCGCATCCCATACAGGCTCACACTGCCATCCTTGTGCTCCAGCATCATTTTTCTGCCCTCCACGTGACGGATTCGCTCTTTGCGATCGAAAGACACGCCCCGATCGCCGGCTGCAGAGGCTCATCCCCATCGCAGGCCATCTCGATCAACTTCTCCTCGGGCTTGTAGCTCACCTCGGTCTTGACCAGATCGGTAAAGCGAAAGCCCAGCACCGCCTTGAGCCGCTCCGCATCCACGATCTTCACACTCTCCCGCGCCGCCAGGCTCGCCCGGCAGATGCCGGTCACCAGCAGCGCGCAGCCGGCGCCATGCGCCTCGATCAGCTGCCCGTTGATCTCGTCGAGCTGCTTTTTAAGCGAGTCCAGCTGCTTCTTCACCTCCCAGCCTTTCATCACCAGCCGGATCGACGCAGCGTCCAGCGGCGTCTGCCCGCCATCGACGATCTTCACCCCGGCGGGCAGCGTCTCGACCGCCGCCACCCCATCGCTACTCACTGCTTTACGTGCCATGTAAGTCTCCTTTCAACGACTCCAAAACGGGCCTCAAACGCCCTCCAGATCGCGCCGCGCCGCCGCCACATGCCGCTCGGCGAGCTGCGCCCCTTCTGCGGCCGCCATCATCTGCGCCAGCCGCAACACCTTCACACAGGCGCGCAGGCCCCCCGCCTGCCGCCCGATCTCCTTCACCACCGCCCACGGCTCGCCGCCAGCCGCGCGCGCCACCGCCTCGATGTCGGCCTGCGTCGCCCCAGAAAGCCGCACCCGCTTGCCGATGCGGCTAAACAGCCGATCCAGGTAAGCCGCCCGGTTGCCCACCATGCGGCCATACACCATGTCATTGCCCACCAGGGCCAGCCCCACCCCCGCCGCATCGTGGATCGAGCGCAAGGCATCCAGCGCCGCCACGGAAAGGTGCTGCGCCTCATCCACCACCACCAGCCCCCCGGTGCCCTTGAGCCGCGCCACCACCTCCCGGTGGATGCGCGCCGGCGACTGCGGCACATCCTTGAGCTGCGCGGCCAGCGCCACTTCCTCCATCGCCGCCGTCACCCCCGCATGCCCCGGCGTCATCACCGCCACCCACACAGACGGCGATCGCCGCTGGTATTCCGCAATCGCCATCGTCTTGCCCACCCCCGCCGCGCCGTAGATCACCGCGATGTCCGAGGCGAGCTGCGCATAGGAAAGCGCCGCCAGAATGCGCTTGGCCGTCGGCGTCTCAACGAACGCAGGCATGGCCGGCAAGCCGGCCTGCCGGCGCGCCTCGCGCGCGGCCAGCCACGCCGCCGCCTTCTCCACGACCTGCGCCGGATCCGCCGCATACTTGCCCGTGAGCACCTGGGAGAGCGTCGTCGAAGACACCCCCATCTCCCGCGCCGCCTGCGCCTGCGTCACCTCGCCCGCCGCGATCAGCCCCCGCAACACCTCCAGGGGATCGACTTTTTCCGTCATTTCAGTCATCATTGCCTCCGTTCATCAGCACGTTGAACAAGGCCCGGTTGCCGCCGGGCCGCTTTTTTATTCACTCCGCCGCCCGCTGCCGGGCCATCTCCAGGATGAGCGCATCCGTCTTCTCGACCAGCGCCTGAACCTCCGCATCCATACTCCCCTCTCCCTCGGGGAGAGGGGCCGGGGGTGAGGGCCACGTAAACAACCGCACCGCCGCCGGGCTGACCGGCGCGGGCTCACCCACCGCCGCATCCACCAGCCGCTCGATGCCCTCCAACACCTTGAGCTGCTCGCGCCGCAGCTGTCGAAGCTGCCGCTGCGCCCGCTTGAACTCCTGCGCCGCCCCTTGATCGTCGAACCGGCGCACAATTGAAAACGCCTCGCCCACCACCGACCCATCCAGCAGACACACCACCGGCGGCTTTGTGAGATCGTCCGGATCGAACCGCGCCACGATCCGCTGCCCCGCCAGCCCCCATTCCGGATCCACCCCGTAGCGGTTCCCGCACAAGCCAAAATCGTTCTGCCGGCTCACCTTCACCGGCTCGCTCGCCAGCAGCAGAAGCGCCCGCTGGCTGGGTGCGAGCTTCCTCACCACCCGCTTGGCGTAACTCTCCGCAAACACCTCATCGAAACTGCGCCCCTGCGCCGTCTCCGTGCGCCTACCCGCCTGAGCGTTATGCCGCGCGATGCCCTCGGCCACCACCTGCTCGAACGCCTCCCAGTCCATCGCCCGGCTGCGGTAGTTCTCCGGCTTCGCATCCGGCGCGTTGCCCGTATACGCCCCCGCACAACGCGGATCCTTCGCAATCGCCTCGCACAGATCCCGAAATGCCCGCTCGATCGGCTTCGCCTGCCCATGAAAAGGCGTCGCCCAGTGCACCTGAATCCCCAGCATCGGCAGCATCCCCAGCGGCTCGCCCTCGATAACCTTGAACCGGTACCGCCACGGCGCCCCGCCCGTGACCGCCTTCGCCCCAAACTCACGCCCGTTATCCATCAAGGCGTGCTCAAACAGCCCGTAGCGCTCGATCACATCGGCAAAGCAAAGCTGCACGGAAAGCGCATTGAGCGTCGGCGACAGCCGCCACGCCAGAATCTTGCGGCTATACACATCCTGCACCGCGATCAAATGCGGCCGCACGATCCGGCTCTTGTCCACATCCTGGAATCGCTCCGGCAGCCGCACGAACACATCGAACTTGTGCCCGTCCGCATTCACCCATTCGAGCGCAGACAAATGCGCCACCGACCGGCGCATCGATGGGAACATCCGATAGAAAGCCTCGCGCCCATACCGCGCCAGCACCACCAGATCATGCGGAAGTTTCTTCACCCGCCGCGCCACCGCGTCATACGACGGCACCTGCCAGTGATATTGCTCCGCATGCGCCAGCACCCGCTTGTAACAGGCCAGCAGACTCGGCCTCTCCGGGCGCAGATAATCGGCAAGCAAGTGCTCCCACGCCGCCTGCGTCATCTCCGCATCCCGGTGCACCTTCCCCCAGCGCGGCGCCAGAAGCGGCAGCCACAGACGCGGCTCCACCCCCGCCACACCCGGGAACTCCCCCTGCCCATACCACCAGCGCTCCAGCGTCCGCATGGGAACGCCCGCCTGCGCCGCCACCGACTGAAGCGCCTGCCGGGCCGACACCCCTTCGAGCGTCAGCTCCCGCACGGTCAGACACAGCCGCATCCGCCGCTCCGCCTCCTCCCGCACCCGCTTCGGCGCCTTATAGAAGGCATCCACAGCCGTCAGCGCCTGCGCCTCGTCGCGGAAAAAAGCCCCGCCGCCCACGGGCGCATCGCCCGTGGCGGCAGGCAAGGCCGGCGCAGCGCCGGCAGGTAGGAGGGGCAGGCAACTCTCGGCGCCGCCTGCCAGGGCGCCCTCATAGGTGGGGGTAGCCGGAATCGAACCGGCTCCACGGGTTAGCTCCCCGTTGCCAGCGCTCGGCGCAGGGCGCGCCGCTGCCGTCGCAGCGGCCACCGCCGCGCTGCCCTGGTGCCCCTGCGGCGCACTGGATCCAGTGCCCGCAGCGAAGGCGCATCCAGCGCCACCCCCGAAATCAACCTTCAACAACACCGCCGCCCGCACCTCGACCGGCAAGTCCTCCAGCCGGTAAAAGCGCTTCCTGCCCCCGCGCACCGGCTGCTCGGTGTAGGGCCAGCGCTCGCGTAGGGCGCGATCCCTGACCGCTCTATCAGTGATGCCAAGCGCCAAGGCGATCTCGCGCGAGTCGATCATTCGATCACCCCGTCCTTCATCCCGAGCAGAACAGCGGCCCGGTGCGCCTGCCCGCGCCGGCCCTTGATCCGCCCGCGAAGCAGTTCATACACGATGCGACTGCTGACGCCGATCTCTCGGGCCACTTCTGGCACGCTCTTCCCTCGCCGATATAGGTCGGCCTTCACTTCATCCCTCGTCTTCATCGCCTTCACAGAACACCTATCCGCATCTAAACTGTGCACGTTGATGGAAGTTTAGACACGTATTTGCATCCTTGTCAAGCGCACAAGATGCAAAAAAACATCTTCCAGCTTTTGAATATCGGAGGTGTAGAGAGATGCCCAGCAAATCAATGTGTTACGAAAGCTGGAAGCGACCGCGCTTCCATCTTCGCTTCTTCCAGCTTTCGGAGTGAAAGGTGGAAGCTACCATTGGCTCCAGGCTCAAGGCATGGCGTCACGCCCTAGGTCTTACCCAAGCCCAGTTCGCTCAGCGCATCGGGGTGCATATTGGTGTCCTGAAGAAGTACGAGCAAGGACTCAACATCCCAGGTGGAGACGCCCTCGCCGCCATCGCGCGGACGGGTGTGAACATGAACTGGCTGCTGACGGGGGAGGGCGAGATGCTGCCGCGGGACGAGCCGGGAAGTGCGCTAAAAGGCGTGCAGCGCGAGCATCTCAGGCGGTGGGAAGCGATCGTCGCCCTGGTGCAGGGCATCGAAGACGAAGCCGCGCGCGAAGCCGCCCTCGACGAGCTCTACGCGCGCGCTCAGACGGCGGCAGAGCTGGCCGAGCTGAGGCGCGCCGTCGCCGCCCTGCAAAAAAAGGCGGGCTGACCGCGCCCGTTCAAAGCCGATTCAAACGTCCATCAAACGCCGCGCGACGATGCCCCGCCTTCCGCCAAACCCATCGCAAAAAACCCCGCCGCGCCCGACTTATCCACAGCCCTTCCGCCAAAACGCCACCCCCCGCCTGCCACCAAAAAACACCGTCCCAATCAACAACTTGCCGCGCACCACCCCCCATCACCTTCATACGCCACATCGAGCGCAAACTCACACCGGTGCTCTTTTCCCGTTTCGGCGTGGCCCCTTCCCGGGAGCGACTGGCATGATGGCCTGTCT